GCGAGCAGGGCGCGGGCGAAGGGTTGAGCCATGACGGCGTCGCGCATCGCCTGCGCTCGTGTCATCTGGTCGGCGGTCACCACCAGTAGTTCGCGCGCCTCGGCGTCAGCCTGGAACTCTGCCCACTCCGCCTTGCCAGCCTTTGTGCGCCGATCGACGACCGGCGCAACGGTGTACTCCTCAAGGTCTGGCGTCAGCGTGAGCGCATGCACCAGGGTGCCGAGCGCCTGAGCCTGGGTCGGCTCGTGCGGCGACTCGATCGCGTGCCGGTAGTGCATCGGGCTGCGTTCGATGAGCATCAGGCCGTGCGAGGAGATCGCAGGCAGTCGCAGATAGGCCTCGAATGGGATGTCGTGATGCACGCCCAGCGGATACCCATCGACGCTGGCGTAATCCGCCGCCACAGCTACAGCACTCACGCCCCACCTCCCGCCGCCAGCGCGACCAGCAGCAGTGCACCCACCAGCGCCACCGCTCCCGGCAGCCCCAACGCCCGATCAGCCCGGGCGAGCAGCTCCATCAGATCAGGCCGCATCACGCGCCTCCTCACCGGGCAGCTGCACCCGGTCGATCAGCTCATCGGTCAGCCCTCGGAGCGCGGCGACGTGCTCCTCGAGCGCCGCCCGCAGCGCCTCACTCGGCGCGACGCCGATCGCCCGATGGATCTGGATCAGCCCGTCGGTCGCACTGACCAGCTCGTCGCGGATGCCCGGGATCGGCCAGCTCGACCGCACGAACTCGTCGCCAGCCTCGCTGCAGCCAGCCCGGTCGAGACACGCCTCGACGTCATCGTCGGCGTTGTGCCCGGCGATCATCCGCCGGAGATCGTCGATAGCCATCTCTCAGGCCCTCCACGTGAGCCGCACGCCGGAGACGCGGGCGGCATGGTCGTTGGTTTCGCGCAGCCGCAGCCGCCGCGGATCAGGGGCGCGATCGACGCGGACCGTGGGCCGCCCCGCGTGCGCCGTGGCTGCGATGACGCGGCAGCCGCAGCGAGCCGCCAGCCCGCAGAGCGCGAGGGCGGTATAGGCGTCGCTCCGAACGCTCATGACGTGAGCCTCCATGCTGCGATGGCGATAGCTACCTGCAGGGCGATCGAGCCGCCGAGCAGAAGCGCCCAGGTGGAAATCAGGCGTGCGCGCGTCATGCCGCATCCCCTCCAGGCCGACCCGGGCGCGACGGCGGCCAGCTGCGCACCGGGCGGCGCAGCGGCAGAACGTTGCCGCCGATGGCCTGCGCCCGAGTGCGTGGCAGCGGCGGGAGCGCAGCGCGCTCGGCGTCGCTCAGCGTGCGATCGACGGCGACGATGCCGCCTGCGCCGTCCTGGTGGACGCCGGCGCAGACCTCGCGCAGCCACGCGGCGATCTCGGCGGCGTTGCGGCTGTCGGCGATATGGATCGTGATCGTGTGCATAGCTACCTCCACGGGGTCTTCGGAGCGATCGGTGCAATCGGCCCGCGAAATTCGGCGCGGCGCGCCACGGAGTCAGTGCGCCGATACCGGCGCTCTCGCCCGGATCGGCTATCGACGACCTCGACCCGCCCGGCCTCGCGCAGCGCACGGAGCGCGTGCTTGGCGCGGGCTGCCGTCGTGTCGGCGGCGTTGGCCAACTCGGCGACGCTCATCGCGGATCCGTCGGCCAGCCGCCCGAGCAGTCGATCGGCCAGCGTGAGCGATGCCGGGCCGGTGGCCTCGGGCTGCGGGCGCACGGGTAGGCAGGTGATGCGCGCCGTGTGAGACGGACGCCAGCCACTGCTCGCGTCCGGCAGGCGTGGGCGCAGCGGGCGCCAGGGTGCGTGGGTTGGGTGGATGCTCATGCTGCGGCCCTCCGCTCCAGCGGCAGGGCGGCCTGCTGCGAGGCATACCGCCGCTCGACCCGCTGATGCACCTCGGCGCGCAGCCGGTCGCGCAGGTGATCGACATCTCGGGCGAGCTTGGCCAGATCGGCGTCGTTGAGCCGGGCGCAGCTCTCGGCCAGCAGCTCGACGGCATCCATGGCCTCGGCCTGCTCGGCGGTGCAGCGCGGGCAGTTGTGGCCGCCGGCCTGCCAGCTGTACTCGAACGCATGCCCGCAGACGCCGCAGATGGCTGCGTAGACGCCGTAGCCGATGTTGTAGATGGCGTGGTCGATGCCGACCGGGTAGTGCGGGCCGTCAGCACCAGGGAAGCGAGCCAGCAGCTCTTCTTCGGTGCTGATCTTGGCGAGCAGGTCGGACCTGTGGTCGTGCTCGGCGTAGGGGTTGTCGTCGGGGTGCATGGTGGTCTCCCTGTGATTGCGTCAAACGCAATTACAGAAAAGCACACGATTGCGTTAAACGCAATACCCTGAACAAAAAAAACCCGCCGAAGCGGGCTTTCTTCTCTGACGCTCGAGAATTCCGGGATTGGCAGCGGCTTAGGAGCGCTTGCGCTCGGAGGACTCGGAGTCGTTGGCGGAGGGTGGTGGGAGTTTTTGAGCCACAGGGCCCGTTCGACGGAGTAGCTGCGCGAGCTTGTGGATGTCCAGGCTATCTATCAGCACGTGCGCCACTGTCCTCCTAAGTTCCTCCTCACTGGTGTCGTTTACATGTCCTTGTTCTGCAATCCGAAAAATATCGGATGCATTGACGTCAAAGTACTCGCACAGCGCTTCGAGCCGCGCTTTTGATGGCCACTGGCGCCCGCTGATGATGCGATTCAGATTGCCTTCGTCGATCCCGGTGGCCAGCGCAAGCTCTCGCTTCGTCACTCCGCGCTCGCGTCTCAGGATGTCAACCCCAAGGCCGAAATTAATGTCTTTACTCATACGCTTAGGCTGCTCTAGCCGCACGCAAGCAGGGTAGGCGTCACTCGCAATTCGTCCTTGACAAAAGATTGCGTTTAGCGCAATTTTTGAAGTATGAACCTGATCCACGCTCGAACCTCCATGCGCTTGACGCAGAAAGAAGCCGCTCGGCGGCTCGGTATCGACGCCGGAAACCTGAGTCGCATCGAGCGCGGCCTACAGCAGCCTCGCCCCGACTTGGCTCGGCGCATCTCGATGCTCTACGGGGTGCCGCTCGGCGCGATATTCGACCAGCACGCACCCCGCGCCGCCGCCTAACCCACCAAGGAGATAGACATGACCTCAGCCCTTGCCGTGCTCCACGCGAGCAACCCAGCTCGCGAACTGCATGCGTGCCTTGGCATCGACGTTCAGGCTCCGAGCGGCACACCAGGCCGGAAAGGTCTTCGGGTCGATGTAGGCCCGTTCGATGCGGTGTCCCTCAGCCGTGAGCTTGTCGTGGATGCGTTGGGCCGCCTGATGCCACTCCTCGTAGGTCTCCGGCAGCTTGTGCCCGTCGACGAAGAGCTGACGGCAGCGGTCGTAGTCCTCGGGCCGGAACCAAGCGATTCCGGTAGCGGCGAGCTGTGATTCAGTCATGGAGGTCTCCTGTGAACGCAAGTGTGTGTGGTAACCGCGAGCCTAGCATGGGGATCTCCGCCTTTTCCGCGCCGGGCGCTCTTTCGGCTGATGGTGCGCCAGGCAGGCGATCGCTTCCACGTGATCCAAGGAGTCAGTCCCATGCACGACCCCGTTGAAACCGCCATCTCCGAGATGGCTGCCAACTACAAGCCCGGCGGCTATGTCGGGCTCGCGAAGGCCGTCGACCGCAACCCCGGCACATTTTTCAACCAGTTCACATTTCAGGAGCGCAACCAGCCGGGCATCAACACGCTGCGCGCGGCCATGCGGGTGACCGGCGACCATGGCCCGCTGCACGCGCTGTGCGCCGAGCTCGGCTACGGCGCCGTCTCGCTGGGGTCGTACCGAGACTGCTCCGATGCTGAGCTGATCTCGTGCATCACCGCCCTGGGCGCCGCTCGGGGCGAGGTCGATGCAGAGTTGCATCGGGCGTTCGAGGATCGGCGCATCACCCGCGAGGAGGCGCGCCGGATTCGCGAGCGCGCCTCGGTGGCGATCCGGGCGAATCTGGAGCTGCTGTCGCGGTTGGATGCCCTGGCCGAGGCCGAAACTCAGGCCGAGGAGCGACGGGCGCTGCGCGCCGTAGGAGGCGCGTGATGGACCGGACGATCGACGCCGAGCTACTGCGCCTCGCCGAGCATGCCCGCGCTGTGGCGCGACATGCCGGGGCGCGATGGCGTGCGCTGGAGTATCGGGGCGACTGGGCTGAGGCTGTTGCGATGCGGCGCCTGGAGCGGCGGATGCTGGCCTCTGGCGAGCGGTTTGCGCGCGAGGCGCGGGAGGTGTCCAGTGCGGCGCACAGCGTGGAATGAGTCCGAGGATGACGCGCTCCATGGCCTGCCGTGGAGCGCCCAGCTGATCTACCTGCGCGCGCTGCGCCCACACATGGATTACGCCAGCGGGATCGTCGGGCAGCGGCGCGGGATCTCGCTGCGAGGGCTCGCCGAGACGCTGCACGTCGAGCACGGGCAGGGGCGGCGTGATGCCGGTGATCCCAGCCAGAAGGCCATCCGTCACGCCCTGGAGCTGCTGGAGAAGGCGGGGCTGATCGAGAAGATCCCGGCTGATCGACAGCTCATTTTTCGACTCCCCTTGGCCGATGCGGATTCGTCTGCCTCCGAGAAGTGGGGCAGACGTGGGGCAGACGTGGGGCAGACCAAGCGGGGCAGGCAGAAACCCAGCAATGACGCGGCCTCGCCAGAGATGCGGGGCAGACGTGAGGCAGACCCGGAGGCGGGGAAGAGGGGCACACATCCGGATACCGGTATACCGGAAGAAACTACCCCCCATATCCCCCCGTCGTTCGCGCTACCCGATTCGGTGGACCCGGACATCTGGCGCGAGTTCGAGGCGCACCGCCGCGAGATCCGAAAGCCGCTGACCGATCGAGCCCGCAAGACGAACGCCAAGATCCTCGCGCCACTCACCACCGAGCAGCAGCGACAGGTCGTCGAGGCCACCATCTCGAACCGCTGGACGGGGTTGTTCCCGCCAAAGCCCGCACGCCAAACCACCGCAGACCGGAGGCAGCATGCAGCAGACGAACTCAAACGCAACTTCGAGCGCCACGACTGGACACGGCCCGACCCCTGGCACGACCCAGCCCCCACGGACGACTCAGGCTCGCGAGATGCGATCGAGCACATGCCCTGGCACTGAGCCGCTGCCGCGCATGTGGATCGACGGGCTATTCGCCAAGTTCGCCATTTGCTGGCCTCGCGACTGGCATGACCGCGTTGCGCTGGCCGGCGCTGATCGCCTCGCCGGAGAGTGGGGCGAGGGCCTTGCGGGCCTCAAGCCCGAGCAGCTCGACCGCGGTATCCGCTACGCCCGGGAGCACTACGACTGGGCGCCGAGCATCGCGAAGTTCCGGCGCGCTTGCCTTGAGGGCGACTCGACTCCAGAGCAGCGAGCCCGGGAGGCACTGATGGCCCGCCAGCGCGCCGAGCAGGCCGCCCTGCCCAACGGCACGTGGGCCGAGCAGCGCGAGCGAGGGCGGCAGCATCTGGCAGGGCTGCGAGCGGCGCTCGGTGGCGACCAGCGCCCCGATGCGCCCTCGGATGAAGAGATCGCAGACCGTGAGCGGCGGCGCGCCGAGCAGCTCGCGGCACTCAAGGCGCGCGAGACCGAGCGGACCGCGCAGCCTCGGCGCGCACCGG